GCCGCCCATCAGCACGTCAGGCGGGGCAAGTTGATCCTCGTTGACCATCTGGCCCATGTAGGTGGCAAGCGTCTCAGCTACCATCTTGATGTCATTGTTCATTGACAACCTCCATCGCCTTGAACGCAGCATCCTTTTCGTTCTCGGCAACCTGCACGATGACGGTTTCCTCGCCCGTGTCCCAATTGGAAACCACAACGCGATAGGTGCCGTCACCTAGATCGTCCACTATAGCCCTAAGCTTCTTTTGCATCGCGCATCCTCCGTATGTTTCCAATAGATTGCTCAACGCAATACACCAGCGATTCACCCATATTGTCGTCGGTAACGTTCTCAGCCTTCAACGCAAACCCGTAGATCACATAGATTTGGGCCAGTGCGTTCATCACATCGTTAAACGTCAGGTCATGCGTGTCGGCATAGTCTGTGACAAATTCCGCTAGGGCGTTTGTCATCCCATTAATTTTTTCCATGGTCCCCCCATCATACGCTGTACAGTGGCACGTCTTGGTTGCCGTGGAAGGCGCGACCGTCTTCGATCTCTGCCATGCGTTCTGGTGCCCTTGTGAGCATACCCACATCTCGCAAGTGTTTCAAGCCCATGCTGACGGTATCGACCAGGTCGTCATGCGCCCCACGCGGGAAGGATGATGTCTGTCTGATAACCATCTCGGCCCAGTCTTTGTTGGGCGCAAACACCATGCCCTCGCTGAAGATGTGCTGGATGCTATACAACCGCGCCACCTTGTCTAGGGTCTTAGGGTCATACATCTGGACCCCAAACTTGGCCGTGTTGAACACCCGCCGCAGTTCCTGCGCCACGCTGTGCCCAGCGGCTTTGTTTTCGATCAGCAGCGTGTCCACTTTCATACGGGCGCAGATTTCCTCAACCTTGACGACCAGATCGCCAATGGCCAAGCGGTCCTGCCATGCGTACATCATCATCACCTTAGCGGTTGCGCCCAGCGCCTCTGATTGGCTGCTGGTGGCGCTCTCAATGGGCCGACCGTAGCGATCCACCATGCGGGTTGATGCCTGCTCGGCAGATGCGCTGAACACGCCCCAAATCGTCAGGGCTGATGGGTCGTTTTCGGCCTTGGTGGTGTAGGCGGTGTCGAGCGCCGCCACGATGTATTCGATGGCGGGGTATTCGCTCTTGTCCCACGGCTGCCACCATTGGTCCTTGACGATGCCACCGCCACGCGGTTCGGGGCTTTGCTGGTATTGCCCTGCGGTTGCGTATGGCCCCATGGCCGCCTCGTCGCGCTCAACAACGTGTAGGGGGAAGCGGTCGGGGAACAACAGTTCGCCATCCTCTTCGCGCGGGTCGGCATAGCCCAGCTTTGTCACGCATTGGCGGGAAGGGTCGAAACGCATGGGCAGCATGATGTGATCGTATCCCATGTCGTTGTCGAGGATTACGCCTGACACGTCACGCTCGTGCAGGCGCTGCATCACCACCACAATGGCGGATCGGTCGGGGTTGTTCAGACGGGATGTGACGGCTTCTTTGAACAGGTTGGTGACGCTCTCGCGCTTGGCATCGCTGTTGGCATCGTCCACAGAATGCGGATCGTCGATGATCACCCGGTCGCCGCGATATCCAGTGATGCCAGTGAAAGCGCAGGCCTGCCGCGATCCCGTGGCGGTCGTCTCGAACTTGGCCTTGGCGTTCTGATCGCCCGTGATCGTAACACGGTCGCCCCAGTGGTCCTGATACCATTCGCTTGTCACCAAGCGCCGCATCCGCAGGCTGTCGCGGATCGCAAGCTCTAATGAGTGGGACGCACAGACATAGCGCAGGTGCGGCATGTTGCGCGGCCCCCATTCCCACGCTGGCCAGAACACGCCGATCAGCAGGGACTTCATGGTGCCAGGTGGGACGTTGGCAAGCAGGCGGTTGTAGTACGTCCCATCATCGTTCAGATCGCCATTGGTGATCGCCTCCAAATGGGCGCACAGGAAGTCGATGTGGAAGCCCTCGACGTAAGGCTGGTTGGGTTCGATGACGTGCCACGCTGATTTAACAAACGCTGCCAACGACATCTCCGCACGGCGCTTTTCAATGGCCCGCAGCGTGGCGACCTTGTCAATGGGACGCGCAAGGGTGATCACGCCCATAGCAGTTCCACCAGCCCGTGATCATCAAACACCCCGCAGCACAGCTTCTTATGGCCCGCATCAAGGCACACGCGGCTGCGGCCTTGAAAGATGCCAGGCGTGTGGCCATGCACCACCATCTTGCCCCGATAGCTGCCGTCATAGCCTTCGGGGTAGCGGAAAAGCTGCGTGTACGCTTCGGGCTGGTCGATTAGATCGTACGCCGCATGTACGCCAGCGTGTACATACACGCGCCGTTCGTCCTCATGGATGCGCGGCAGGCTGCGGAACCAGTCGATGTCATGCTGCAATGCGGCATGTTCCAGATCGCCTGTCAGCGGATGCCTGTAAGACAGCAAGGTTGAGGCCCCACCATTTTCCATCCACATGCGCGGGTCGGGGAGCGCCACCATGTCTTCGTGGTTGCCACGCAAGCACACAGCATTGGGCAGCGACCGCACCAGCGCCACCACTTCACGGGATTGTGAACCGCGATCCACATAGTCACCCAGAAACACCAGCCGTGCGCCGCGCGGTATGCGCGCCAACAGGGCCTCAAGCTCTGTCAGCCGACCGTGAATGTCGGTCATCACATAGGTCTTGTCAGGCACCGCCCAGAGCCTTTTCCAGCACGTCAAGCTCATCAATGGACAGGTGGTCAATCGTCAGTGTGTGGCTGACCTGCATCGTGCCAGTGGTAGCGATCTCGACCTTGTCGCCGTACTTCTTGGGCTGCCTGCGGGCCGCGTTCCACTTCAAACCGTCCATCGCAGCCCTTGCGTTGTTGGGGTCTATGTCGCCCGTCATCAACTTCAAAACGCATTCGCGGATCAGGTCGCTGTCGTAATCGCCCTGGTCCTCGCGCGCGCGCGCATAGTCTGAAAGAAACTCAGGCTCTTCCCGCAGCCATCTCCGCACCGTTGGATAAGACGGCATGGTTTCTTTGTTGGCTTCCAAAAAGTTTATGAGGCCAACGCCACCAGCGATAGCCTCTAGGATTTGATCCGCGATGTCTTGATCGAACGGTGTTTTTGGCCTGCCGCCTGCCATGATGTGGCCCTTTCATAGATAGGATGCACACAATATAGATCAGGACACGCAGAAAAGATAGATGGGGGGCAAAAGCCCCCCGATCAGAAGTTGTAATCGTAGAACTTGCGCGGTTCGCGGGCGACACGGTGCCGACCGTAGGCCGACCAGAAGTATCCATCGGCGCGCAAGTGGGCTTTCATCGCGGGGTTGCTTTCGTTGGGCACGATGAACCAACGCTGGTCTTCTTGGTTAGCGCAGTTGGCGGTGAAACCACCAGCGACAAAGTTCGGCACCCACGAGGGGTCGCGTTGCACGTCCATCTCGCGGATGGTGATCTGCTTGCCTGACGGGCTGACAGACAGGATTTCGAAGGGTTGGACATCGGTGTAGCCGATCAGGTTCGCGTAGCCAGTGGGGAGTGTGCAGGTCATTTTAATCTCCATGTGGTTGGGGTTGGTGGGGGCCGAAGCCCCCGTTTCGGTCAGGCTGTTTTCTTCCAGCCGCCTTGAAGCATTTTGCGATACTGTTCGCGGGCCTTTTCAACAGTAAACTCGCCGCCCATGCCACCGTCTGTGTTAAACGATGTCTCCCAGACATCAACAGTGCCATTGGCGTTGGGGGTGAAGTGGGCGGTGCCTGCAAGGATCGTGCCGCGAGTGAGCGTGAGCGTGTGGGTCATGGTGTGTCTCCGTGGTTGGTTGATAACCCTTAATACATCGTACGCAACACACCGTCAACAACTATTTTGTATTTTTTTTCATAAAAAAGCCCCCACCGTTTCCGGCAGGGGCAAGGTGGGCGTTAAAGCCTAAGCAGAGAGCGCAACCACCATAACATCAAGAATTGCCTATGGATACGGCATTTTCGCGTATTTGATCGCGCGATCTGCTTTTGCCTTAAATCCACGCGATCCGATGATCCGAATGTATCGGTGCTTGCGGGGCCGTGGTGCCAGATAGAAATCGTCGCCGTATTTGTCGCGCATGGCTTGGGCGCGGTTGGCAACGCCACGGAACTGATCGGCTATGGTGATGCCGTGCAAGTGTTCCATGCCCCGCACTTTCCAGTCTGTGCGCTTGGCCGACAGGCCGTGGTAGTTGAAGTTTGACGCCTGATAAACAATGCCACGGTGGCCCTGCTCGGTGTCGGCAAACGAGATCACAATGTGGTCGCCGCCGATCAGGCGCAGGCTGCCGGACACCAGCATCGACGCATCGTTCTTGATGTTATGATCCAGCACCAAGCGGTTCAGTTCCAACACAGATGCCGCAAAATCCTCGCCCGCAATGCCATTGCGTAGGGTGCTGCTTGCGGGGGTGCCGTAAGTTACGCAGCCGACCAGAACATCATCACGGAACAGCCCAAAGGCATGTGTTATCGACGGCCAGCGGTGGGCGTAATGAACCCCCACCACCAGCCTTTCGCATTCTGCCCGCGTGACCCTGCGGATAACGGTCAAAACGGCACCTCCCCGTCTTTGTACCACACACCGCTCCAGTTGATCGGGGCGCGGGGCTGGGCTGCCACCTCCAGCAGCCCGATCCACCGCATGAAAGATTTCAGGTCTTGGGGCATGGCTGGTCCCACCCATTCAGGGCCATTGCCGCCCTTATAACGCTGATCACGTCATACGCCTGTTCGGCACTTGCAATTTCTATGATGCTTTTTTCATCACCAGAACCCTGCACCAATGTGATATAATCAGACCAGCTATTTATGCTTATGTTGTATTCCGGCATTTCTTCGCAAGTGGCGATCATTGGTTTGCATTCGATCATCACACTTCCTCCCCTTCCATGTGTTCGTGGCAATCACCACACATCAGGTTGGCCCCAACCTTGGCCCAAGCCTTGAAACCGCAGGAAGGGCAGGTGTGCTTGACCTTAGACAGGTCTTTCTTTTTCTCGGCCTTGTCGCGTGGCTGGGTGAAATAGGGGATGTCGAACGG